TGGAACGTCGCCTCCTGCGCCGATTCTGCCGGCAAAATATACCTACTCGCAGAGTGCGGCAAGCAGGGGCCTCTCACTGCGGCGAACGTCGGCCTCGGTTTTTCCTGGGGCTATCTGGAAAATGACTGTCTTGATTTCGACCAGCACCGGAGCCAGATCCATGTCCTGCCCGGCGGCGGCAATCCCTGGATGGAGTTCTTGCCGGACAAAGACGCGATCATCTTCGCCTGCGGCTTCCTTCAGGCGTCCTCGCCCTTCGGCTCCGTTTGGTGGATCGGCGCCGGCACGGCCAGCCTCTCCGCAGACCTCTACGAGCCCAGCTCGTGGAACACGGACCAGGGCCGGTTCGCCCTCGGAGCCCCGGGCGTCCACGTCGCCGACCCCCACCTCGTGGAACTGCCGACAGGGAAGGCGGGGAAACTATTGATGACCTTCAGCTTTAACCAAGAATACATCTATAGCGCTTTCGCCGACTGCAGCCTGGGCGAGTTGTACGACCTGCTACAATAATCCTATTAGGCGATTTCTGCTACAGCGCTACGAGAATAAAGGCGCGTTCTGCCGTATGTACGTCGACAAAACTTTGTAGCCCAGCATGTGCGGCATGAGGTGTTCGGCGTCGGCGAGTTTGCAGAAAACCTCCCATTCTTGCTGACCCAGGTCGATGACGATTTTCACCGTCGATCTGCGGGGCTTGCGCGCCTTCACCTTATAGATGCTTTCAAGGATTCGCTGCGCCTCCTCAAGCGTATAGGGAGCGGCCCAACCTGTTCGCTTCGCAACTCCTATATTCGCGGCATGGCGATAGACCGTCATGAAGTGAACTCCGAGGAGTGTCCCAAGTTGCCTGTTGAGCATCGGGAATTGAGCTTGATTCTCCGCGAGCAGCTTCTTGCCTTCTTCCAAGGTGATCATCCTGTATTCCTCCTGGATCAAATTGTAAAAGATGATTGTAGTTTTGTCAATAGCTGTTCATCGTACAGATTATCAAGTACAAAAAGTGATACAATCCCGTAATGCTACACTCATATTTAGAGATTTTCGCTTCTATTTACTTATGGCGTAATAACTTAAGTAATTTCTTGTAGCATTCTGTATCAGGGCTTGTAGCAGAACTGTAGCAGCTTTTTATATATAACTGCTACACTTTGATATATGCAACAATTCTTTATGCTATATATATATATACTATCTTTAAAAGTTGTATATATATGTACGTAGCACGGTAGCGCGGGAAATGTGCCCTCATAGGAGGGATTTTCCCACGCGCGTTTGTCATGTGCTTCCCTTGCTCTAGGGCGCGGGGCACTGCTACAGCGCTACTATGCTACGTACAGCTTGCTACAAAAAATAAAACATTATACAATAACGAATTGCAGTAATATATGATAAATGCTATACTGTAGCAGCCACTGCTACGATCGCTACGGGAAAAAGTAATTTAGTAAAGTATAGTTGCTATGCAGCTACAAGGATTATATAATTCCTTATATCATAAGCAATTAGGTTCTGTGACGACTTCCACAAATCAGAGGGTCAGCCTGCGGCGGGCTGAAGAAACATACTGACACCCTTCCCGCAACTCGTTAACCGGCCTACAGTTATTGCGTGGCCAAGTTGACACGCGCGGAGGCATCCAGAATTAAGGGAACCTCCAGGGCCGCGATCACCCAGGCGGTAAGGCATGGGCGCTTAAAATCCAATAAAGACGGCAGTATCAACCCGGACCATCCAAAAAACAAAAGGTATTTCAAGCGTCCAGCGGCCGATGGGCATCGCAAGAGCAGAACAAGAACCGGCTTGGGCATCGATGTGGTCAAGGCCAAAGCAGAGGTCGAGCGCCGGCTCAAGCGACTGCAGTGCGAGAAACTGGAAATCGATAACGCGGTCAAACGCGGAGAGTTCGCGCCGCGCCTTAGCGCGATCCGCACGATGTCCGATCTCGGCGTCATCCTCAACGTGCATTTTCTGCACATGCCTAAACGCATGGTGGCGATGTTGATTGCGAAGGTCCACAGCGGAGAAGATTCACGGGCCATCGAGCAATACCTGACCGAGGAGATCGCCCGCGGCATCGAAAACTTCAAGGCGGCCGCAATCGCGAAATTCAAAGAGCACATCGCCGAAATGGATGAGGAGGACCGAGATGCCAAGCAAAAAAAATAACGAGGCTTGGCGCCGCGATATGGAGCGCCGCTACTATCTTGAGATCATTGATCTGGTAAAGGCTTTCCCTTCGGCGCTGCCCGTGCTCACTGTGAGCCAATGGGCCGAGGAGCATCGTATCCTGTCGCCCGCCGTCACGCCGATGCCCGGTCCTTTTCGCTGGGAGGTAGCCCCGTACATGCGGGAGATCGCCGATTGCTTCAGCGAGTCCAGCCCCGTGCAAAAGGTGGCGGTGATCAAAGGCGCGCAAGTCGCCTTCACGACGGCGGTGCTGGAGAACGTCATCGGCTACATCATCGCGGCCGCCCCGGGCCCGGCCATGTTCATCAGTTCGGACAAGGGTGTGGCCGAGGCGAGCGTCGAGCTGCGCATCGATGCGATGATCGAGTCGGCAGGGCTCGGCGATAGGATCTTCGCCCAGGTCGAGAAGGCGCACAATAAGAAAACCGGTGACACCAAGGCGCGCAAGGACTTCGCCGGCGGCTTCCTGATGGCCCTCGGTCCGCGGGTCGGCGCGAAGTTGCGCAGCTTCCCCATCCGTTATCTACTCTGCGATGAGCTGGACGCCTGGCCGGAACAGATCGGCTCTACCTCCAATGATGCGAAAACCGCATCCGAGGGGGATCCCCTGGTCCTGGCCGAAAAGCGTACTGTGGCCTTCGAGCGCATCCGAAAAATCCTTTATGGCTCCACGCCGCTGATCCGACACTCCAGCAGAATCCTGGAGCTTTTCGAATATGGCGATCAGCGGTACTTCTATGTGCCCTGCCGGCACTGCCTGCGCATGCAGATCCTGCGCTGGAAGGACAAGGATGGTACCCTGCGGATCAAATATGAGGAGAAGGACGGCAAGCTCGATCTGGAGTCTGTGCACTACATTTGCGAGAACCCGGAGTGTGGAAAGCCTTGGAAGAACAGTGATAAAGCATGGTTTCTCCCGCGGGGGGAATGGCGGCCCACCTCCGAGAATGGAGAGGCCAATTTTCGCAGCTACCACATCAGCAGTCTGTACTCGCCGATCGGCATGCGCTCCTGGGAGGACATCTGCCTGGAGTGGCTGCATGTGAAAGACGAACCGCTCAAGCTCAAGGCATTCATCAACACGGTGCTGGGGGAGCCTTGGGAGGAGAAGGGTGAGACGCCCAAGACCGAAAAGGTCATGGCGCAGATCGAGGCCGGCGAATACCACATCGACAAGGAGACTGGCGAGGTCCTCGCGCTCCCGCCGACTGCCAATCCTCTGCTCGTGTCCGTAGGCGCCGATGTGCAGGCCGACCGCATCGAGGTGGAGATCGTGGCCTGGGGAATCGGCTTCGAGAGCTGGAGTCTGGGTTATCTCTCACTGCCCGGACCGACCGACGACATCAATAGCCTGCCGTGGAAGGCCCTGCAGGCGGCACTCATGGAAAGGCACGCGGATCTGCAGACTGATTTCGCCCTGGTCGACTGCGGCTACAACACCGATGTCGTGTACGACTTCTGCGCAAGCCTGAGCAACGTATTGCCGGTCAAGGGAGATCCGGGTCTCCAAGAGGACAAGTCCTCCAAGAGCAAGGTGCTGCGGCTGAGCGACGTGCGGGAGCGTGGGATCCAGCGCGCGGACATCAACGTCGATTATTTCAAGGGCGAGATCTATGGACACATTCGCAAGGGTACCGAGAGCGGTCAGACTCCTATCGAGCCCTTCCCCGGCTTCTGCCACTTCCCCGCAGAATACACCCGGCGCTACGCGAACATGCTCACCGCCGAGCGTCGCGTACTCCAGCCTGCGGGCCGCACCGGGCGGGCCAAGATGGTCTGGAAGCAGCAGGGCCGCAACGAGGCCCTCGACTGCCGCGTGTACGCGCTGGCAGCGCTATACGTGATGTTCCGCTACAAGGCCGACGAGCAGGAGGCCTGGTATCGCGAGAAGGGAATCAAGGAGTTTCCGCACTATACCTGGGCGGATTTTTGGGACTTTATCATCGCGGCAAAAAAAGCACCTATTGATCTATCGTGATGATCGGCCTATATTTATAACTTAACGCAATGGATCAACTGACAACGGAGTGAATCCGATGAAGCGAAGGACCATCTAAATGATGGCCTGCCGGTGGGCATCATACACCGGTAAGGTCGCCACGCCGAGGGCGCATCTGGCGCTCGGGACTCCCGACCTCTCTAACTATTTGCGGGGTGCAGCCTGATGGCCCGCACTACCGCCGAAATCCAGACAGACCTCGATGCCGCCTACGCCGCGCGCAGGGTAGCCATGAACGCCCAGAGCATGCAACTCGATACCGGCCAGGGCCGGCAGACCGTGACCCGCGCCAACCTCACCGAGATCAACCGCACGATCCAGGCACTTGAGGCGGAGATGGCCGAACTCGTCGACGGCGCCAACCCCGGCATCACCTTCGAGAGGTACGGCTCATGAAGCGGCCCGGGATCCTCGCGCGCGTTGCCCTCGCCATCGTCAAGGCCGCGGCCTCCTGGAACTGGAGCGGCGGCTTCTCGGGCGGTTGGAGCGGTTCGAAGTTCTCTGGCTCCGATACCTATGGTTCTCTCTGGAGTCTCGACCACGCTCGCCTGCGCGAGAAATCGCGCATCGCCTGGTGGGATTCCCCGGAGGCCCGCGCGCTCCTGACCCGGCTCGTGGACAACGCCGTCAACTGGGGGCTGATGTTGGAGGCCTCTCCGGTTTGGGAGGTGCTCGATCCCAAGAACGCCATCCCCGTTGAGAATCGCCGCGCCTGGGTCAAGGCGGTACAGGCCCGTTTCGGGCTGTGGGCCAACAGCACCGACCTCGACGCGGCCAGCAAGAAAACCGGTTATCAGCTTGAAGGTTTCACCCTCCTCAACGAATTGCGTGACGGCGAGGTGTTCGCTGTATGCCGCTATTCCCCTGACCCCGCACTCCTCTGCCCGCTACAGCTTCAATTCCTCAACCCGGACCAGGTCCACGACCCGACCGACGGCGCGATGCTCGCCGCCGCCAAGGCGCGAGGCAACCGCATTGTCGAGGGTATAGAGATCGATGCCGCCGGCAAGGAGATAGCGATCTACGTCTGGGAGGATATCCCACTGGGCGTCAGCAAATGTACGCGCATCCCCAAGCGCGGCGCCAAGAGTAGCCGGTTGTTCTACCTGCACCCCGCACTCACCGATGCCGTGGGCCAAATGCGCGGAATCTCCGCACTCGCCCACATCATCCACGAGCTGAAAAAGCTGACCGACTACGGCATCGCCGAGCTGGAGGCCGCGGTCATCAACGCGATCTTCGCAGCCTGGATCGAGCCCTCGCCCACCGCCCCAGCCTCCAAGATGCTCGCAGGGATTGCCCCGCGCACGAAAGTGCAGAGCGAGGATGATGCAGCCGACGGCGTAGCCCCGACGGGCATCGTCAATAAACCCGGCATCGTTGTGCAGACTCTGAAGGCCGGCGAGAAAATCAATTCCTTCAAGACAGAGCGGCCCAACGTCAACTACCCCAATTTCCACGACAAGGTGTTGAGCAACATTTCGATCTCTCTCGGCATGCCGTTATCCATCGTGAAGATGGCCTTCGAACAGAACTATAGTGCGAGTCGCGGGGAGATCTGCTTCTTCTGGAACGCGATCGATTCGCTACGGTACACCTTCGCTGCCGAATTCCTGAACCCGATCTATGAGATCGCGATGACCGAATGGATGAAGGCTGGAAGGGTCGAGGCCGCCGGATTCGACGACGTGCTGCTGCGCCGGGCCTGGCTCAACTGCGAGTGGACCGGAATCCAGAAGCCGAGCATCGACCCACAGAAGGAGGCCACGGCCGTGGACCTGCGCATCGCGGCGGGCGCCACCACGCGCGAACGCGAGGCGAAGATCTACAACGGCTCCGAATACGACGATAACGTGGCGCAACTCGCCAAGGAGAATGCGGCACTCGCGGAGGCCAAGAAATCACTACGGCCGGAGCCCGCACCCGCCGCGCCGCCGCAGGCACCGGAGGAAGCGACATGAACCCGACTTTGATCATTGCAGGGATCTCGGCGCTGACGAGTCTGATAGCGGTCCTGACGTTCCTGGGAAATCGGAGGCGGGCGGCGATGGAAGAAGGCGCGCGACAACAGATCATAAAGCAGATACGGTGTGATCTCGATCAGGCTTACGCGAAAATCCATGACATCGAGACCAATCTCTCTACTGCTTCCGGCGACATGCGCGAGCTGAAAACCGATGTGAGACATATCCTTAACGCCATCGAACGCCTAGAAAGCAAGATCGACGGACGTATAGAGGTCGGACCATGATCGCCGCCCCGCAACGCGCATGCGCCGCTCTGGGCAAGGGCGGATGCTACGTCCTTTGCATTTTCCGCTGGGTTGAAAAACTCCTGGCCATCGAGATCAATCCGCTCAACGAATTCGTTCGCGCCGTTGAGCGGGCGCGGGTGGCGGCGGATGCCTACGTCAACATGGCCGACATTCTCATGGGCGATTTCACCGGCGGCTCCTGGGTCGTGCTGAAAGCCGGTGATGGCGCGGACTCCGCGGGCCGGCCCTACGACCTGCCGCTATCCTATCAGTGCAAGTTCGGCGAGCTGGAGATCGACCGCTATGAGGTGGAAGGTGAGACGGAGGGGCACTTCGTCCTGCCCGACGGCTGGGACCCCTACGGCGAGAGTCGGGCCGTGCGCGATGGCCGCCTCGTGAGTAAGCGCATTTTCAGGAGGGTTGCATGAGCGATCCCGTGATCCCAGACCCGCAGACGCCGCTCGCCAAACCCACGGCCTCGGCCAAGGAGATCAGCAAGTGGTCGATGGTGGTGGCCGCGCTCTGGATCGGCATCCTCTCGCTGGTGAAGGCCTTCTGGCCGCTCATCGCCAAGCCCGTGATGCTGGCCACCGGCGAGGTGCGGGCCTCGACCTTCGGTCTGGACATGGGGGACATCATTTTCTCCGGCCTGGCGCTGGCGGCGGTGTTCACGCCGATCTACTTCTCGATCGTCCTGGACAAGATCCGGGACATGAAGCTCGGAGGCAAATGAGATGCCGATGCCCACTCGGCGAAAAGGCGAAAAGAAAGACGACTTCATCGACCGCTGCATGGGCGATGAGAACATGAACGAGGAGTTCCCAGAAACCGATCAGCGTCGCGCCGTATGCGAAAAGCAGTGGGACAAGAAGGAAAAGGCCATGAAGATCATCGCGATTTCCGGAGTCATCGGTTGGGATGTGTATGCCGCCGATGTTCGCCGTCAACTTGCCGAGGCCGGCAGCGAGGATGTAGAAGTGCAGATCGCCTCACCCGGGGGCTTCGTCGTGGAAGGCCTGGAGATCTTCAACCTGCTGCGGCGCTACCCGGGCAATCTCACGACCCGTCTGATGGGCATGGCCGCGAGCTTGGCCTCCTACGTCGCACTGGCCGGCAGCCGAGTGATCGCCGAGGAGAATGTCGTTTTCATGATCCATAACGCAATGGGTTTCTCCATGGGCGATCATAACGAGATGCGCAAGGCTGCCGATGTGTTCGAAGGGTTGAGCCGCATCCTGGCCCGGGAATATGAGCGCAAGAGCGGCAAGAGTAACGAGGAAGTCCGCGAACTCATGGACGAGGAGACCTATTACTTCGGCCCCGAGGCTAAAGAGGCAGGTTTCGTCGATGAGATCGTCCCGGTCACTGCCGAGGATGCGGAAAAGGATAAGACCGCTGCACTGGCGCTGGCCCATCTGCGCGTGGCCGAGGCCATGAAGATCGTCAAAGAAATCGAAAAGCCCGAGGACGTGACCCGGGCGGTCGCGATGCTCGGTGAAATTGAGAAAACCCCCGCCGTTGGCGGGAAAGCCGCGAAGGCGGCAAGCAAAGGCGAGGAGGTGAGGGCAATGACTCTCACGGAACTCCAGAAAGAGCACCCCGAGTGCTACGCCGCGGCGGTGGAATCCGGGGTGCAGAAGGAGCGCGCGCGCATGCTCGCGCTCGAAAAGTGGATCGCTGCCGACGCGGGCAACGCGAAGGTAGCGGCCATCGTGGCCGAGGCCAAGGCCACGGGCAAGAGTGAGGCGGAGGTCATGGCGCAACTCCAGGTCGCGGTGCGGGACGCAAAGCCCGCCAGCGACGGCGGGGACAACCCGCCCGCAGTGACGACCGCTGCGGCGCAGAACGGCGCGGGCGTGGATCCGGAAGTCCAGGCCGAGATCGACCGCATGGCCAAACCCATGGGCGTCAAGGCCGAGGACATCCGCAAGTTCGGACAGAAGGGAGGTAAGTAACCATGGCACTCTCAGCAGATCGTGCGGTAGAGGTCTCCGGCCTCTCCGAAAAGATCCGGGTG